GCTTGGATCTTTGACGAAGCCGTCGAGTATGATGTGGATTCCGGCGCTGCGTTTCATTTCTTTCTTTACTCTCCTATGATCTTGTGAGGATACTAAGTATCAGGAGACTGGAAAGTTTAATTGGAATATCACTTTCCTTTAAGAATCTTAGAAACAGGCTTTGTAGACCATAGGCGGCATGCCCAGAAAGCAGCTTTTGTCCTATTAGAAGCCCTTTTTGTTCCGCAACCGTGGCGCGCCCTGAAAGATTTTCTGGCCTTTGGATTATCTCTGCGGATTTCCATGTTTGGGTCACCGAAGTTGACTTTCTTCACGTTGCCGGTCTTGGGGTCCTTGACATAGACCTTATATTTCTTTACGTCACCCTTCATGGGCTTTCCCAAAGAGACTTTTCTTCCGTGATATTCAGCCTCTGACAGGATTTCTTCGTTGATTGTCTCTAGATCAAGTTCAAATTGATCAAGGACGCCAAGTTGTTCTAACATCACACCTTCTGAGATGATTTCTTTTAGGATCTTTGTTGTAATTTTCATAAGTTTATGAATCCCGTCATTTCAATTTCTACGTCACCATTACCAATATTTTCAGTATTAAATTCGACGTCTTCTTCTTCTTCGAACGGATTTTGTGCGACAAGGTACACAACAGGCGGGGAATTTTGCCTTGAAGAGTGCGCGACAGTTATTAGTCCTGGGACTGGGGAATTTGATATCACCAACTTCTGTTCTTTTCCATTGTCGAAGCGAGCAGGAACGTAAGCGTGCTCAACGTCTTGTCCGTTTATTTCTATTTTTATGGAATTACCTGATTCGTCACCTGTTTGAGGGTTCCAATAAGAATCGACAATAACTCTAGTTACGTTACCGGATTCGCTAGTCATGGTTATGGCGAAACCGTCTGCTGACTTACCTTCCGAGTCTTCGGCTCCATCGCCCTTTAGTTTGAAGGTATATTCGACCGACCATGGTCTTTCTTTTATGATTTTGTTTCCGCCTAAAGATTCTTTAATGATTTTCTTTAGCGCTTCCTTGGTGATCTTCATGCTTCTAAATATAATAGCGCAAACTTTTTGCAGCATATGATAAACTTGATATATGCTAAAGTTTGACACGGAAAAGGGTAAATTGGTGAGTCTTACGTCTACGAACCTTGTGGACGAATCGCTGCTCGAGAGGTACGATCTACAAGCAGCGATTATCAAGTCTTGGGAAGAGTTTTGCGCCGAGTTAGGACTGGGCGAGAACACCGAGTTCGGCTAGCATTACGCCTTCGGCGATAATTTCTCTTAAAATGCCTTGGGATAATCTCATTTATACCTGCACATATATATTGTCTCAACAATTGACTTTGATGGAAAGCGTTGATAAAAAGATCCACACCGCCGTCGAGGCGACGAGTAAGTGTCCTAAAATCATCGTACGAACTTATTTTTTAGACTCTCACGTATCATCGAGCGTAAAGTGTGTCTGGCGTTAGACTCTATGTTAAGAGTCTTAGGATAACCTTTTTCACCTGGACGTTTTTTACGTTTACCGGCTTTACGACGAGCGTTAATATTTGCCCAAAGACCTTTATTTTTCTTTTTGCCTTCAGTTAAATCATCGTCATCTTCTTCTAGTTCTTCGAATTTATCTTCATAATCTTCGAGTTCATCTTCCTCAAATTCTTCAAAATCATCGTACATTTCTTCCATATCGTGTGATTTTGATTCGATGTAACCAAAAGCATCATTTAAATCGCTATAGGCGCGAGTAAATTTGTATTGAATCCACCCTGGAAGGTCGTCATTTTCACCGATGATATCAAGTAACATCGCGGCCATTTCTACGATTCTGTGGAGTTGTGAGACCGCCATGTCGCCTTCGTGATCAGGATGACCCTCGTTCCAGTCGTAGCCTTCGAGTTCGTCGTGTTCGCGGATGTTCTTTTTATTCATGATTGTAGATGCACCTTTGATTTCGAGTGAGATCTTGGTGTATAGTTATTCAGTCGTTGGTCAATATATATAACGTAAAAACAATGAAGATAACTATAAGACAATTAAGAAGAATAATCAGAGAAGCCCTAGAAGAACAAGGATGGGTTCCGGGGAGATGGTACCCAGGATCAGGCGAACCCGTTGGCGACGAAGATGTCGAGCGAATGGGTAATAGCGGTTTCTTAGAACTTGAAGAACTTGGCGAAGACGACACAGAACTAGAAGAAACTTGAGGGTGAATTACTTCCTCGGTCGAGGAAGATTAGTTTTTCTCTCTAGTCATCTTACAGACTTCCAAAATAGATTTTTTGACAATATCACTTTTTTCCATCAAGTATCTTTGTGCCTGGGCCACGACCCGCGGGTTATAGCATCTAAATGACCCTCCGTGACCAATTTCTAGGTGACACTCATTAACGTCCATGCAGAGCACGATAAGGTTTTTGATGTCTAATTCTAATTCCGGGTGAAGATGAAAAGGCTCGATGTGGTGTACTTGCAATTTCTTCGTTGATCCACAGGCGGCACATGTTGGGTGCGATTGTACCATCTCATCTCTGACTTCGTTCCACTTAGAAGACCTCTTGTTGGACTTCTTTTTTTCTCGAACGATGCTGTGGATATATCTAATGGGTCGTGTTAGAGTTTTTAGCATGTTGACACCCGTGTAAATATCACTTTTTTGTGTTATAGTCAAAAAGGCTAAACAAATTATAATTCAACTATGACTTTTCCAGAAAAAATCGTCGATCGCGAGAAATACATTTTCGATAGAGTTCTAGCAGGAACTTTCGAGGCTAGTTGGACGACGCTGTCTTACGCGATGAATGGCAAAAGCGTTAAACTTCAAATCATGGAAGACGCTTTAAAAATTGACGGTGTTAGAGTAAACGTTTCCGCAAGCTTGCAGCAGCGTCTGGCCGACGTTTTTGACGCGTCGTTGATGACTGCACAAGTGGCTGATTTAGTATACGTTAACGCCACGAGACGGATAGATCCGGCGCCCATGCAAATTTCAACGTCTGTCGCGTCGATGACAAAGCATTCGTCCAACGTCGACGTGAAGCTAAAGGCTCTATCTGCGATTGATGGTTTAGTTGCAGATCCAGGTAAGCATTGGATTCTTGACAAGAAGTTGGAACAAGTCTCTGGACGGGCATGTAACTATGGTTGGCACTTTACGGGTTCTTCCTATTCGGGTATCGCTGGATTTCCCGTTCCGACGAAGATCAATTCTCTCAATTCAAAATCCGTAAAAGTAATTCAACCGAACGCCACGGCACATGATATTCTACATTCTGATTATTCTCAAATATGTCAACTGGTCTCACAAATCTGTTGGGTCGATGATGTAGAAAAAAGGTTTTCTGATCTTTTGGTCGATTCTACTTTGGCATCCTTAGTTAATCATCAAGGTCCATTAAAGATTGTTAGACAACCGGGTATACCGTTGGTTCAAGGACTTAAGGTAATGTTTCCTACCGTGATTTCTAATAGTTTGCCTATTGTTTGATGGAGAAAATTATGCCTACATACGAATATGGTTGTTTGGTTTGCAAGAGTGAGTTTGAAGTTCAACAATCTATTAAGGATGAAAAAGGTGCTGAATGTCCAAAATGCAGGATCTTCTGCTACAATAGACTAATTTCAGGCGGCACATCTTTTGCTTTGAAGGGTGACGGTTGGGCCGCCGATAACTATTCTTCTAAAAAATCCTAATCATTCTTGACACAATTCATCAACGCTGCTGCACGCCGTGAAGAGGAAAATGCACAAATTCACGATCATTCAACCAATGATCTAAGTTTTTCTAATGACGAAGAAATGATCGCTTTAGAGGGATTCGATCCTAATATAATATTGTTATCTTTAGCAAATTTTGTTAATGCAGCCGAAGTACCGGGTCCCCATAGTCCATCTACCTTTAACGTATACAAGCCTAACTTCTTAAGACAAGTTTGTGCTTCTTTTAAAATTTCCACCGTCCAAGTCGTGGTCGATTCTACGACAGGCTGTGATATGGGGGCGCTGATTTGACTCTTCTTTGAGAATAGTTCTCCCTCGGATTTTCTGCGATTATATAAGCCTTGATTAACCTGCAAGACACCATTGATCTTTGCTTTACTCCACGCTAAAAGTCTTTGTGGAACTTCTTCATATTTCCCTTCGTTGAGGACTTTGCACACGTCGGAGCGAACATATACTCCTGTGCCGCAGTTAAAACCGAAAGAAACCAGAGCGTCAAATTGATTTTGATTAAGAGGGACTTTTATGCTCACCTTGATGGAATCTTCGCAAAGTTTAACGTCTGCAGAGAGAATCTCCAGCGCTCTTTCTTTAGTGATCTCTACACCGTCCGGAAAATTTTCGCCAGGCTTTATTAGATGACCGATTCCAATCGTCCTAAGGCCTGCGATGTCTTTATACGGTTTCAATATGCAGCCTTCCCAGCGCGCGATAAATTCCAGTCCAGCCTTTGATGTTTTCATGCCGTCGTTAATTCCCATAAGATTTGTTCCTAAACTAAGTAATGCAAAAGGTCGAAAGAATGCGATAAATTTTCTTTATGTCGATTGACAGAAGGATGTTGTCGATGGCCGCTGCCGTCGCGAGGGATAATCCCGAGAAATTTGACAATAGGTCTTTTTGTCTCGGTGCGGTCGGACTTCGAAGCGATGGCGTCATTGTAACTGCCAAGAATATTTCTGCTAAAAACATCGTGCCAACGCACCATGCCGAGGCTAGAGTCGTGAGAAAATTAACTCCAAATTCGATAGTTTGGGTTGCTAGGGTGCTGCGGTCAACTGGAGACTGGACTACATCTCGCCCTTGTTCTGGATGTCAGGGTCGCATGCGTTCGGCCGGCGTGAAAAAAGTTGTGTATACAATCGGTCCCGATGAATGGGGCACAATAGAACTTTGAGTTATGCAATGACGCGCCGGGGTGTATTAAACTGAACATAACAACATGTCTAACGTAGTATCGCTTGTAGAAAAACGAGAAGTTTGGAAACCCGTCTTCGCAAAAGATCAACTTAGAGTTCATCTATCTTCTCATGGAAGATTCAAGATCTATAGTGGCAGTGAAATTACGCAATTTGACTTTTTCGACTCCGTTACTTTCTTAAAAGAACTTAGTGAAGCGATGGAGCACACTATGTGCTCCATGTACAACGATAACGACTGAATCTATATTCAAGGAACAGGTAATAACACAATGTCTAAAAAGAACAAGAATTTCAGCAGGGATTTTGGCAACGAGGCTCCGGAAATTTACAACATGGATGACATCGGTTACATGGCTGATGAAGCCATTCACGACAGGGCAAATCGCCTAGAGAATGAGAGAAATCGTCTTTCGGGAATGGGGAGAGATCCGCACTTTTGGGAAGTTGAAGTTGCTTATCTTCGTCGTGAGCAACAGCTACGTCAAACTCGTGCCGAAAAGCATGCAGAATTTATGAAGAAATTTGGTCACCGCCAGAGTCCAGAAGATCTCAACGTAGAGAAGGTCGTCAAAAATGACAACGCTGCTGGACCTGAAGAGCTAAACTGATATGCTAGAAAGCTCTTCTAAAACTGCAATTTCCAACTACTTGGATTCTTTGCAATCATACCCGCAACTCGAACATAGCGAATTGGTCGAGCTGTTTCAAACTTATGAAAAGGGTGGTAAAGATTCCGTTAGCGCGCGCCAAAAGTTGGCGCAATCAAATCTTAGGTTGGTCGTCTATATCGCCAAAAAACAAAAAGGTCACAACATTCCCCTTGAGGATCTCATCCAAGAAGGGAATCTTGGATTGCTCAAGGCGATCGATAGATTCGACTGGACGAAGGGTTTTCGTTTTTCGACTTACGCGACATGGTGGATCAAACAAGCGATCAGCCAGTACGTTTTGACGAGAAAGAAAATTATTAGACTACCGGCCCACGCCGTTTCAGCGCAGAAGAAGTTATTGCAAGCTTCTGATACGTTTAAGGAATCGAATGGTTATGGACCGTCGTCAGAAGAATTGTCAGAAATGATTTCTGTGTCGGAGACGGTGGTCAAGGCTACTATACAATCTGGTAAGAACGTCGTTTCTTTACACCAACCTATCGGTGACGATGGATCCTCTACACTGGGTGATAAAATTGAGGACACGAATCCAGTCAGCGATCCTTTTGAGTCCTTGGCGAAAAAGGAATTGATGCAAATTGTTAAACGAGTCATGGGAGAGTTATCGACGAAAGAAGCAGCTATCTTGCGACTGCGCTTTGGTTTACACGACGACATTTCTTCGGTAACTTATCAAGTTACTGAAGAAGAAGAACAATTGATCGCAGCAGGACAAGGATTGACCTGATGTTACAATATCTAACGCTGATTTTAGGATCGATAAATTTCTTTTTATCAATAGTGATATATCAAAAATTAACATCGGTGATTAGACTTTCGAATGAGCACCCAACGCAAAGACAAGAAGATTCTAACATTCAAAATATTTTAAATCATCGTTTGTTGGACATTCAAAATAGAAGATATTCTGTTGGAACGAATTTGGAGAGAAAAAATGGCTCTTAAAAAGGGATCGAAATTTGCTAAAGGTTACGCGACTGTCATCGACGAGGAAGGCGTAAACTATCGAGAAATTGCTGATATCATGTCGGAAATCGGTTTTGTCATGAATCATTCGTCGGCAAGAAATTATGTCCTTCGAGTCATGACAAAATTCGTCGAGGCTTTTGATGACGAATGGGAATTGGGATTGTCAGCCGACCGGGTCAGAACAGCTGCGACTTCGCCTCAGTTTCAAAATGTAATCTCTGATCTTCTACATAATTTAGAGGCGTCTAGAAAAGAAGAAGTTAATTATTGAGGTAAGCGCATGGCAAATTTTAAGATAAAAAGACTACCTCCCATTAGGCTAGTTGACCTATTAAAAAAGAGAAAAACTACCCTGAAACAATTTCTTGACGTTTATGGTATTGTAGCGTATTCAACGTTGTTGACGAAATGCGATAGTATGGGCGTTTCGCCACCGTCAGAAGAAGAGTTTAAACAAATCGTGAGCGTGACTGTTTCTTCTCCACAAGAAGGCGTGGTCGTGCTTGATCCTCCTCCTCTATTAAAAGAAAATACAGGAGAACCTATCATGGTCGACGACATGGGTAACGTCCATGTGATGCCTGCGAAAATGCCAGACTATCCTCAAAGCGTCGATAAAGTCTCAAAAAAAAAAGAAAAAATAGAGATTGATGAAAGTATTTTCATCACGTCCACAAAGACTTTCGCTGTTGAATTATCCGGATCTAATCTGGGAGAAGCTACTAGCGTAGAAGATGACATTGATTCTTCGGTTCTAAAACTTTCTACTTTGAAAAAATCAAAGTGATAGATATGCAATATCTTCGATAGACGCGTTAAATTAAAGACATGTCTACCGTCATTGATATTCTAGAGCTTCTTGAATCCGACAATTCTCGTCTCTTCAAAGAAGAACTTCTTGAGTCGCAGGTCAGCAATGATCTCCTCAAGAATATCTTTATTGCCGTTGGGGATCCGTACCTTAACTTCTATGTGAACAAGTTCAAGATGCCGCCGGCGGGTGGGCAAGGTGACGATGACGCCGTTGTTGAACAATTCCTTGATGAAATTTACGAGAACCTTGCGACCCGGAAGAAGACCGGAAACGCAGCAAAGGATTTTGTTCAGTACGTCTTCGGAGGAATGACCCATTCTCAGCAGAAGTGGTGCCTCAGGATCCTCCTGAAGAACCTACGATGTGGTGTCCAGTCGACCACTGTCAACAAGGTATGGCCCGGCGCTATCGTTGGATTCTCGGTGCAGCTAGCAGAGAGTTTGTCAACGAGATATGAGGATGGAAAAGGAATCATCATCGAAGATGAGGTAGTCTATCCAATTCGAGTAGAACCAAAGCTGGATGGTCTACGTTGCGTGGCGGTGAAACATGGCGGAGAAGTAACCATGTTTACCCGAAATGGAAATGTTCTTGAAACGTTGCCTCGAATTAAATCTGCGCTAGAGAAAGCCCCCTGGGATGACTTTGTTCTCGATGGGGAAGCGCTCGGAGCAGATTGGAATGAATCGGCTTCAGTCGTGATGTCTCACAAGAAAGGCAAGGATGATTCAGGCATGATCTTTCACGTATTTGATGCCCTTCACTTCTCTGACTGGCGAGACCAGCGCAGCGATCTTGAACTCGCAGATCGTATAGATCTCGTTGCAGAACTTGTAGAGCAGGTCGGTAGTCATGTGATCGTTCAAGTTCCAGGTCGACTTGTGAACAATAAGGAAGATCTACTCGAGGCATACATGACCGACACCGATGCTGGATATGAAGGCATCATGTTGAAGGATCTTGACGCTCCATACCTCTTTAAAAGATCTTCTAATATTAGAAAACTGAAACCAATTAAAACATTTGAAGGAATTATCGTGGGCAGTTATGAGGGCAAGAGAGGCTCAAAACGCGAGGGATTATGGGGGGGATTTGAAGTTGTCCTGCAAAATGGTATTGTGACACGAGTTGCCGGTGGTTTCACTGATAAACTTAAGTCAGAGATCAACATGGATCCCGAATCGTGGATCAGAAGAGTCGTAGAAATGGAAGGCCAGCCTGACCCTCTTACTGGTGATGGATTGACGATCGACGGCAAAGTACGCTTTCCTGTGTTTATTAGGGTTCGGGATCCTCGTGATGTTGATCCGAGGGTGCTTGCCGCCGGTGAAATTTATCTTCAAAATTTGTGATATCGCTACTATTACGCAGTAAAACGATTTTACTTAAAATGACAAAATCATGACACAAAAAGTGAAAATTTAGAGACTGCGACAAAAATTCATTTGTGATTCGCTAATACTTATAGGCAGTTACCCGCACTTGTGGGTGACAACCAAAAAGGGGTATTAATTTATGGCTATTTCGCGTATTCAACAAACACAAGTTTCTGGCTCGTTGTCTTATGACGACAGCCTTGAAGTTGGCTCTAGCCTTCTTAGCAAGTCCAAGCTCTCTGATGATCTCAATGCTCTTCGTTCTTTGATCAAGGACATCAAGGGTACTGGTAACTGGTACCAAGGTGCCACACAAGATCTTCACCAGGTCTACGGCGCGATGCGCGCCGACGGTGCCAACGCTGATTTCCAAGGTGAAATTTCTTCGGTTGGTCTCGCCTCCGTCGGCGGGGCACTCTTCGTCGCTGGCGCTGCTGGTCTCTCCGGCTCGCTCGTGGTCGGAGGTAACACCAACCTCAATGGTAACGTTCATCTCGGTGATGCGAGTTCTGACTCTATCACGTTCAACGCCAAGGCAGGTTCTGCTCTTGAC